GTGCGAATGACCGCGATTTAGCTCTAGCGCCAGACGTTGCGGGGTCTAAACAGATCAATGGTTTAGCGGAGGTTTTCAGGTGAGCAAGGCGCCGTCCGGTCGGTCGATCGCGGTCGCGCTCGGCGTGTCGGCTGGGCGTGTCAGCCAGCTTAAGGGGCAGGGCATGCCGGTCGAGACGGTCGCTGCAGCCGAAGACTGGTATCGGCGCAACGTCGACCAGAAGTTCGCGCCGACATCGGGTAAGCGCCAGACGGCCAGCCTCGAGGATGCGCGCGTTCGGCGTGAGACGGCGGAGGCAAACATGGCCGAGATGCGCGAGCTGGAGAAGGCCGGCGAGTTGGTCGATGCGCAGGCCGTGCGCCGCCTGCTGGCCGACGCTGGCGCTCAGGTCGGTTTGATCCTCGACCGAATTCCTGACCGTCTCGCTCCTCGCCTGGTCGCCGGTGGAGCCGAACAGGAGATCCACCAGATGCTGCAGGCCGAGATCGACCAGGTGCGGCACGAGCTGGCCGCGGTGAAAGTCTAGCCATGGGTGGACGTGACGCACTGATCGCCACGTTTGACGGCCTGCAAGACCCGGCCGATGTGGTCGCCGATCTGATGGCGGCGATCGCTCCCGCGCCGCGCATCGGCGTGGCCGAGTGGGCCGACGCTCACCGCCGTTTGCCGACCAAGGGAGCGGCCGAGCCCGGGCAGTGGCGCACCTCGCGTGTTCCCTACCTGCGCGGAATCATGGACGCGCTCAGCCCTGACCACCCTGCTCAAGAGGTGGTGTTCTGTAAATCCGTCCAGGCGGCCGGCACCGAATGCGGAAACAACTGGGTCGGCTGGTTCCTCGACACGCAGAAGGCTCCGATGATGGTCGTGCAGCCCACGCTCGACATGGCCGAGCGATGGAGCAAGCAGCGCCTGTCGGCCATGATCGAAGACTGCCCGACGCTGCGCGCGAAGGTGCGCCCCGCGCGAGAGCGTGACAGCGGTAACACCACCATGCTGAAAGAGATCCCGGGCGGTCTGTTGGTCGCCGCTGGCGCCAACAGCGCTGCCGGCCTGCGGTCGATGCCCGTTCGATACCTCATGCTCGACGAGGTCGATGCCTACCCGGTCGAGCTGGATGGCGAAGGCTCTCCGATCGAACTGGCCGAAGCACGCACCACCACATTCAGCCGGCGCAAGGTGTTCAAGATCAGCACGCCCACGGTCGAAAGCCTCAGCGTCATCACCAAGGCCTACGCCGCCAGCAACCAGCAGCGCTACCACGTCGCCTGTCCTCACTGCGGCCACCGCCAGCATCTGGTCTGGGAAAACCTGCACTGGCCTGACGGCCGTCCCGCCGAGGCCCGCTACACCTGTTCCGAGTGCGGTGTGCTCATCGATGAGCATCACAAGACCGCGATGCTGGCCGGCGGAGAGTGGATCGAGCACAACCCTGGGCACCCGGTCGCCGGCTTTCACATCAATGCGCTCTACACGCCCACCGGCCTTGGCCTATCGTGGAGCGAGTTGGCCGCGAAGTACGACGCCGCCCGCAACGACCCGGTCAAGATGAAGGCGTTCGAAAACCTGCGCCTCGGCTTGGCCACAAAAGACCCGAATGAAAAGCTCGACTTCGAAGAGCTGGCCAGTCGGGCCGACCTCGCCAGGCCGCTGCGCATCATCCCGCGCGGCTGTCTGCTGCTGACCGCCGGCGTCGACGTCCAGAAAGACCGCTGGGCCATCGTCATCATTGGCTGGGGCCGTAATGGCCGCCTGTGGGTGATCGACGCTTTCGAACTCCCGGGCGATCCCACCCGCCCGGGCGATTGGCAGCGCCTCGAAGCCAAGATCACAGAGCCGATCTCCAACGCCTACGGTATCCCCATGCGCGTCGAGCTCACCGCAGTCGATTCCGGCTACCTGCAGGATGACGTGCTTGCCTTCACCCGGCCGCGCCAGCGACGCGGCTGGTTCGCCGTCAAGGGCGCGCTCGATGGCCGCCGGCCCATCATCAGCCGTCCGTCCAAAGTCGACTACACATGGAAGGGCAAGGTCATCAAGCGCGGTGCCGAGCAATGGCACGTCGGCGGGTACCACAGCAAAGAGTGGGTGTTCTCGCGCCTCGCTGCTGATCGCGACCGCCTGCCCGAAGACCGCGTCATCGGCTTCCCTGCCGGCCTGGGCGAAGACTGGTATCAGCAGCTCACCGCTGAAATCTACGACAGCACCAAGCGGCGCTTCGTCAAGATCCGACAGCGCAACGAAGCGCTCGACACCGTCTGTTACGCACTGGCCGCCGCCATGCACCCGGCCCTGCGCGTGCACACCTGGCAGGAACTGCGCTGGAACGAGCGCGAGCGCGTTTTCGAGCCGCGCGACACCGACCTTTTCAGCATGACAACCCCGCCGGCATCGCCTAAAATTGCCGCATCTGCGCCGCCTGCCCAGCAGGAAGAAAGCGCCGAAGAAAAAACCACCACCGAGGTGGAGGACGCATCCAAGACCGAGCCCGCGGAGGTCATCCCCGCCGGCTACGCCACGTCACCCGCGCCAAAAGCGCGGCGATCAGTGCAACGGTCGCGTCCGACTTCTTGGGGGTAACCATGGACATGCTCCGCGAATTGCTCGATGCCGTGCGCGACCAGCTCGGTGCCGACACATTCACCGACCACCAGGCGCGCAGCCTCGAGCTTCAGTTCCGCCAGCAGTACGGGCGCGACCGTCCCTACATCCGCAGCGTCGCCGAGATCGAGCGCCAGCAGCTGCGCGAGCGAGTGCAGCGCGCCCCGCGTGAGGTCAGCAACAGCCAGCTTGCCGAGCAGCTTGGGGTGAGCCGGAAGCACGTTTGGCAGTTGCGCAAGGAAGTCGGCTGAAACCGCCCCGCGTTACCTCCCCCGCCTTATCCCGGTGACAGCGCCCGCGTAAAAAAGCGGGCATGACCGCCACCGTTCCCGTCCAGCTGCCTGCCGAGATCCGCGCGGGCGACACGCTCACCTTCACCCGATCGCACGCCGACTACCCGGCCAGCGCCGGCTGGGTGCTGGCGTTCAAGCTCATCCCGTCGGTAGGGGCTCCGGTCGACTTCACCGGCTCAGCCTCCGGTGACGACTACGCCGTCACCGTCCTGGCATCAACCACCGCCGCATGGTCGGCTGGCCGCTACACCTGGGTCGAAACCCTCACGCTCGACGCCGTACGCGTCACCGTTGGCAGTGGCGAAGTGCTCGTGCTGCCTGACCTGGCTGCGCTCACCACCGCCTACGACGGTCGCAGTTTCGCCCGCAAGATGCCCGAAGCCATCGAGGCCGCGCTGGTCAATGCCGCCACTGCCTCGCAGCTCGATCTTATCGACGTCACCTTCGCCGGCCGTGGCCAGAAGCGCGACCGCGCACTGCTCATCAAAGAGCGTGACCGCTACAGGCGCGAAGTGCTGGCCGAAGACCGCGCTGCCGGCATCAAGCCGGGCAGCGGTCGCGTGCTGCTGCGCATGTGAGGCGCGCCATGGGTCAAGTGCTCAACATGCCCGAACACCTCAGCCCCGCGCAGCGATTCGCCGTCGCCCAGGCCCGCGCCCGCCACCCGGGCAGCGCCGTGCTCAACAGCTGGCTGGCGTCCGACGCTGAGCGCGCCGCCCGCAACGGCGTCAAGCACAACCCGCCTGCCGCGGTGCGGCGATTCCAGGCCGCAGAGCAAGGCCGTCTCACCTCATCGTGGTCATGGTCATCGCAGCGCATCAACGACGAGCTGCGTGCCGACCTCGACGCCCTGCGCACCCGCTCTCGCGGGATGGCCAAGAACAATGACGTCATGGCCCGCTACCTCAACATGGTGCAGACCAACGTCGTCGGTCACGGCATGCAGCTGCAGGCCCTGGTGGAAAACGCTCCCGACACGCCCGACACCCTCGCCAATGGCGACATCGAACGCGCATGGCTCGACTGGGGCCGGCCCGGCGTCTGTGAAATAACTGGCCAGTGGGACTGGCAGAGCCTCATGCAGATGCTCATCGCCGCCGTCGCCCGCGATGGCGAGATCCTGCTGCAAGAGGTGCTCGGCGCTGCCGCCGGCAGCAAGTACGGCTACGCCCTGCGCGTCATAGACGTTGCGCGCATCGCCACCTGGCTCAACCGCGAGGCCGGACCGAACCTCACCGCCATCGACGCCGGCGTCGAAATCGACAGCTACGGCCGCCCGATCGCGTATCACATCACCGACGGCAAGCGCGGCTCACGCACCACCCAGCGCGTGCCGGCCGATGCCCTGATCCACCGCTTCATCGCGCACGAGGCCGAGCAGCGTCGAGGCTACCCGTGGGCGCATGCCGCCATGGTGTCGCTGCACTACCTGGGCGAGTTCAGCCTGTCCGCGTTGCTCAACGCCAAGCAGGGTGCCGACCGCATTGGCTTCTTCGTTTCGCCGGACGGGCAGCCAATCCCCGGCGACGCTGGCGAAGACGAAAGCGGTGCACAGATCCACACCAGCCAGCCGGTCAGCTTCGACACGCTGCCCGAGGGCTACGACGTCAAGGCCTTCGACAGCCGCTACCCCGAAGCCATGTTCGCGCCCTTCGTGAAAGCCATCAACCAACGCGCCGCCTCTGGCCTGAACGTCAGCTACCCGAACCTCTGCAACGACTACGAAGCCGTCAGCTTCAGCAGCATCCGCGCCGCCGTGCTGGCCGAGCGCGATGAGTGGCGAAAGATCCAGCTCTGGTTTCGCACCAACGTGCTCGACCGCATCTTCGACCGTTGGCTGCAGTTCGCCCTGGCAAACCGCGCCATCGGCCTGCCCACGTCGCCGCTTCCGCTCGCCAAGATAGAAAAGTTCCGCGCCCATCAATTCATGCCGCGCGGGTGGGACTGGGTAGATCCCAAGAATGACATGCTCGCCAAGGTCGAGGCACTGAACAACAACCTCACCACCCATACCGACATCCTCGGCGAGCAGGGCACCGACTTCGAAACCGTGCTGGCCACCAAGCAGCGCGAGAAACAGCTCGCCGCCCGCTACGGCGTCGACCTCACGCCGCCCGCCAAGACCGCCCCGGCCGCCACCAATCCCG